GCTTGAGCTTGCCCAGTTGGTAGGTCATACCCAGCAAACGAACCTTGATTTGCTTTCTTATACTTTTGAGCATCATTGTACTGCTCTTGAGCAATTCTATAATCTTGTTTAGCTTGTTGTAGTAATCTTTTGATTGTTCTAGGATCTTGCAGAGCATTTGGTTGAGTATTCTGAATAGTTTGCAATTCATAGTTAGACTGCGAACCGGGGAATACTTTACCAAGATCAAGAACAAATCTAGTAGTGAGCGCATTAAGAATCTCTGTATTTGATGCTTTATCAGACACTGGGATACCAAGCTGTTTAGCAGCTTTAGACAAGTCTTTAAGCTGTGTAGCACCAAAACCAGTAAATGAGTCTGGTAATACTTTAAGAATAGTGTCAATGTCTCTAGTTCTTTGTGGTACATTAGCGACAACACTACCTAACTTATCAATTCTTTCTGCAACAGATTTGCCTTCAGTTTCTGCCTGTTGTTTAGTAAACATCTTGTCAAAAACACCGCCAAGATTAATATTTACACCATCCCCTTTTGCTTTACCAATTAATTCCGCTTGTGTTGCTTTTTGCATAGCTGCTTGAAATTCTGGTGTACCCGGTGTATAACCAGCATCTACTAACATTCTACCAAAAGTAGATAGCTTTTCAGCATCAGCCTTCTTCAAAGTAGCATATGTTTGTGCTTCTTCTTGACGCATCTTAGCTGCAGCCTGCCCTAAAGCATAAGCACCTTCAACCATTTTATTCTGTCTAGCATACTCAGCAGCCTTAGCAACACCTTCAGCAGTAGACATATCAATATTATTTGATGCAATCCACTGCTTAACTTGCTGCATTTGGCGAGCTTGACGCATTTGTGGGTCTTCAGCACCAGCTAATCTAGGAAGCACATCGCCGCCAAACATTTGACCAGCACGATACATAGCGTACTGTCCTTGTTGCTGCGGATTGAGATTAGCAAAACTTAGTGCTTCTCCTGCATCTGCTTCATACCTCTGTTGTTGCAAAACTGCAGGATCAATACCAAAAAGACCGCCTACAATATCTTGTGCCATATCTATTCCTTCTTTAGAATCCAGCTTCTCTATTATACTTATCTGCGTAATAGTCTTGTGTATTATATGCCCAATCGCTCATCTGAGGCCCAACTGCTGTTGTTCCAGCACCTCCGGCAGACCCTCCTCCGGCAGACCCTCCTCCGAAAGCACCAGCAGATCTACCAAGAGCAGTACCACCGCCAATTAATAGAGAAGCCCATGGATTAGCAGCATCTGCTTGATATTGTGCATTGATGGCAGCAGTATTTGCAGCAGCGCCTGCACCGGCAGCTCTCATGTACGCATCAGCAATTTGGTTAGCTTGAGAAGTAACAGTAGAGCCATAACCCATACCAAGAGTAATAGGTTGATTCTGCATTGATTCAAGCGCACTAAGTTGCGACATACCTGTAGTAAATGGTACTTGAGATGCTGCAAGATTCGTATAATATTGATTGAGAGCATTACCACCAAGAGTAGTTTGAGCACCACCAGCAGTAAAGAGACCCAATCCCATATTTTGCTGTGCTTGCAAATCAGCCAATGCTCTTGATTTAGCATCCAAAGCCAATGCAGCATCTTGTTTAGCAATGGCGTTGTAGTATGCAGCCATTTCTGGATTAGTAGCTAGTTCACCACCGGCTTGAGTAGCACCCATAGCCAGACCTTGTCTGCCTCTTTGAAATAGATTATTACGAGTTGAGGCTAGTTGACGTTCTCGATCAGCAGCTACAAGACCCTGCATTTGATTATAATAATCTTGCGTAGCTTGGGTGGTATTATAACTTGTAGGCATTGCTTGTAATGCTCTTCCATACAAATCTTGACCAGCAGTAAATGCACGATTAGAAGCATCATATCCAGCCTTATTTGTCAATGCTTGCTGCTGTAGTGCTTGATACTGTCCAGCCATTGTTTGGCCTTGAGTTTGTAGCGGAGACAACCAAGGAGCAGCAGTTGAACTAACACCAGTCAATCTACCAGATTCATCATAGGTATATTCAGGAGTACCGAACATTGAAGTAACAGTAACGGGTTTAAATTCTGGCACTCTTCCTGCTGCTTCTTGAGCACGTTGGTACTGAAGAGCACCTTGCTCTCTTAAAGCGTTTGCTTGAGCCTCAGCCGCATCAGAAGCCGACTGACTCGCCATGTAACCGCCTACTGCTGTCGCTGCTGCAGCCCCTGCTGCTGCCCATCCTGCTGGCATATTATTTCTCCTTAATTAATACTTGGTCTACCTTGTCTACATCTGTTTCATTGGTAGCGTGAATACAAAACCATACTGCATCTTCTAGTGCCTCAATAGAATGCAGCTTATTAGCAACAATTTCTAAACAGGCAGGAGCTTCTACTACTTTTTCTGAATCATCAGTTCTTACAATAACTTTACCTTTTGCTAGAATACTAAGATGGCTATACTTATGCTCATGTGTTCCTACAATAAAACCTTTAGGGACGTGCATCTGTTTAGCATACAAACCATCACTAAAGTTATGAATAATTCCTAGATCACAAGCAAAAGTACCTTCTAAGTTTTCAAATAATTCTTTATGCTGTAGCACGATAAGCTCCTTTCATACGATCTGAGCGAATAGTAATAATAAGAGATATTCTATCTTCTGTACTATTATTTTCTACCCAATGTGGAACAGAGTTATCGAACCAATAAACATCACCTTCTTGTGGATTAATTACACCTGACTCAAAGTTAAATGTAGATCCAGTTTCATTCTGAATTGGGATATAGTATTTATCATAGTAACTAGCGTGCCATCCAGAATCAATATGTTTTTCTATTCTTTCTCCCGGAGCTAACTTAGTAATAAAAATACCACCTAGCTGCTCACCTTCAACAATACGCATTAAGTCAAAGATCAACGGTTTAATCTGAGGAAGCGCATAGTAAGCAGGATACCAAATTGGATTATGTTCGTCATTAAGTGTATTTAATGGAATATTTCCGTTAATATACTCTGTAATATCATTATACCTAATCCAGATGTCTTTCATACCAATATGAGGAGATACCTCAAAATCTGCAGCATTTTTCTGTAGATAATTAGTTCTTCTTAGATCTATAGCACCAAATAACTTAGGCTGTCTTTTTAGTGCTATTTTAAGAGGTTCTACATTAAATCCAGAAGCAATTTTTGCAAATGATTCGTTCATGTATATTCCTGTAGCTAAAACTACAGTATATCAGTATTTATATTAATTGTCAAGCTGTTCGCATAATGTATGCGAGTGCAAAGTAAGGCGGCAGAATATTAACTGCAGTGCCAGAACCAGTATTAGCATTAGTGCCAGATACATCATGCGTATGTCCAGCAACAGCAGCGATAGTAATACCAGTAGTACTAGTACCGGTGTATACTGGCATTTTTGTAACTGCAGTAGCTGCACCAGCAGTAGGACCACCATCTAAATTAGTAGATACTGCAGAATTATGATAGTGACCCGGATCAGTCAATGTATGATTATGTCCTCCAGCACTAGTGGTAGTACCAGACCAAGTATGCGTATGTGCTGGTAGATTTGCCTCAACAAGAGTTACTGTGGCAGCGCCGCCTGTTGCAGCAGGTGCATAAGTACTACCAGCACCAATAACAAATTTATTTCTTAAATCAGGAGTACCATTAGATCCGTTACAAAGAGCGTATCCTTGTGGAATATTGGCAATAGTGCCAGACCACATAATAATACCACCAATTGGCACACCGTTTTGTTGTACAAAAGCAGTAGTAGCAAGCTGAGTAGTATTAGTTCCAAATGCTGCGGTAGGTGCTCTAGGGATACCAGTAAAGACAGGACTATTAAGGTTAGCCTTGGTAGCTACAGCAGTTTGAATCGCTACAAACTCTGCATCTAGTTCAGTACCTTTAATAATCTTATTAGGATTTCCTTCTACAAGAGCATCCTTAGCCGCATAGTTTACAATCTTTGTATAATCGCTCATAGGTGTACCTTACCCATCTTATAATAAATATCTATTCTTTGTAGAGATACAAAGATACCGTTTATATTCGCTTCAAAACCAATCTGTACTGTTTCGCCATTACCAGTAGTATTCACATAAACATCATCAAGTACAATACCATCTGTATATTCACCAACGCCATATTCAGCTTCGTTGTATTCTGATATAGGCTCTGACTTTAGATTAGAAGTAGCACTTTCCATAATCTCTTCATAGTCATACGCCCATTTAGCAGTAATAGCTTGGTTATTACCTCCAATGAACACAGCGCCTAGTTTCTTTAGAATCTTGAGATTAGTTGGCTTATCCATGTCAAAATGAGTAGACTTATAGCTAAATGTATAAGTACTGCCATTATCTGTGTATCCATTATACAAACCAATAACACCTGTTTTTCCAAATAGCAATCTATTATCACTAATAGAGACCATACAGACAGGATTGATGCCTTGCCAAGTAGTTACTCTTAAACCACCATTCTCTAGTGGTCTACGGGTATCAAAACAATATGTCTTACCAGTTACAGGAAGATGTAACAGATAGAAAGCATCTCTAGCATAGTAAGTTGCTTTAATATTGGCTTTATTTTCTGAATTCATGTTAGTGACTAGATCATCACGAACATTCATAGATAGGTCACGCAAAGGTGCTGATTTTTCCTGAATAGTTCTAAGCAGCGACATAACGCCTACTTCAGATAGGAAAATTACATCAGAGCCTGTATAAGCAATACTGTCTCTTGATACACAACCAATACCTTTTACAATATCCTCAAGATACATTGTAGAAGGATCTTCAGCACCACGGTAGATAAGGATCTGACGCTTACCAAAGACAAACAAATAGTTGTTGAATGCTGCTAGAGCTTGAATAGCATCAGAACCATCGGCCCATACCGTAGCTACATCTAACGTACCTGCAGTACCTGTATTCCACACATTACCGTCTAGTAAGTCAGAGAAGCACAGCAAGTCTTTATCATTAGCCATCCCTGCTGCCCAGATACGACCATAAGCATTAATAGCTGTAGATGCTTCAGGGCATACACCTAGAGTTTCTGAGAAAGCTTGATAGCTAATTACTTCATTAACTACGTTATATTCTTCAGTAGATACATCTGGATCATATACAAGAGTCTTATGACCTTCTTGAAAGAAGTAGTGTCTACCGTTTAGGCTTACTTGTTTCCAATTATTACCTGTTATTTCAGTAGTAGGATCAAAATCGCCAGATTCACTATAAACAATTTCTGTTAGTGTTTGACCATCTAGACGATAAATCTTGAAATTAGCACAAGCAAATATAATAGATGAATCAGTATAATCAATAAATTCACCAATACTGCCGATAGGATACGAACCAATAGAAGTAGTTAATGCTTTCCAGCCTCTACGACTACCAATACGGCCTTTCTGATCAACAATGCAATTGTTAGCCTCTAGAGCAAAACCAGCATCCAGATTGGCTACTGAATCTTGCAAATTTAGCCCCATAAATCCCGGAGCTCTTACAGAAGCAGTCTGAATTTGTTGCATTATTCTGCGTACCAAGTGAGTTCGTTGGGGAATTGTCCAGATTCGATACTGATTGCGTCTGCAAGTGCTGATCTGTACAACTGCCAAGCTTCTGAAGATTGCATTCCAGCATCTTCACCACGCTCTACAATAGCTTTAGCATAAGCACCTAGAATGATAGGCTCTGCTGGAAGCAAAATCACATCACTGTTATTAGTAAGTTTTGCTTGAGGAATAAAGAAATTAAATCTTAAATTACATACTTTATTCGGAATTGGATAGACATCAACAAGTATGTCACCATCCTGAGTGCCGTTAAAGTTGTAATACTCTGGAGAGCCTTTTTGAATAGGATCTTCAAGGAACCATTGATTTACTTTTTTACTATCAGCATACTTCAGATTCCAGTTATCTGTGTCATTGATGACATCCATAACTTTAAACTGTTGTCCTGCACCAGTCAAAACATAATTGTATGTATCTGCAACTGTAGTTACTGTGATAGTATCAACAAGAGCATTCCAGTTATAAGCATTCTCTACCTGAGTTTTAATGTCATTAACATACTTACCAATAAGCTTAGTGTAAGAATCAGCAGTTACAGAAGTAACTTCTTTTTCTCGAAGTCTTACCAAAACATCGTTAATTAGTTCTAAATATGTCATGTTTAATCCTGTATTGATATTACTAGTATACCAGAAAATGCCTTAAAAGTCAATAGTTTGCAGCAGTTGACTTGATAAAATCCTGTAAAGTTACTACTTGGAGAGTGGTTTCTGCACACTGTCCAGCAAGTACATCGTAGGAGGGCGCTGCATCAGTTCCTGTGGAGGCATTGGGTACTCCGGACACGAACTTGCTACCATCGTTGTGCATCCTGTTGTAATAATCACGGACAGCAGCAAGATTGTCTTTGTAAGCATTAGAAGTCTCCTTAGCTACTTTTGTATTATTCTGGTTAATTACTTTAGTTTTAGCTTCTTGCTTAGCCGCTACAGCAGCCACTTCAGCCTTATAAGTATCAAACTTATCCTGTGT